TGTCTACCAAGATCAGCTAAAAACGTTCGTTGCGCTGCCTCAATAAACTCTGGTGGTAATGTTCTTGTTTCTGTTATTGCCATTATCCTACTCTACTCTCTAGTTTTTTCATTGTGTTGTACATACGTTGTGCACCTTTTTTAATACTACCGTTACCAGCACCTCTTACGGCATCGGCTGTAAACACAAATTCGTTTTTAGATAACATTGCTGGAACATCATCTGCCTTTTCTTTTACACCAATTGGCACAAAACCGCCAGTCTTTCTGTAGTCTAATTCCTTAACTCCTTCAGAATTTTTTCTTACTGGAACATTCATTATACCGCCTTTAGCAACCATATCTCTTTTCATAGACATTTTCTCTAAATAGTCTTCATATTCTCTAATCATATCCTCTAAACTTTGTTCTTTCATAAATTTTCGTTTTCCTTGAAAGTACTCTTCAAAAGACAATATGCCCTCTGCTTTACTTGGTAGTACAGGCCCTATTGGTTTTGGTTTAAAAGGATTTACAGGAGTTGTTGGATCTGGTGGCAGTTCATCTCCACTACCTTTACGTAAATTTAATCTTGCTATACCACCTTGATTCATATTGTATCTTGCAACAAAAGCATCTCTCTCTGCATCAGACATAGCAGAATATTCTGAGTCAAATCTATAATAGTTATCCATAAACGTTCTCATCTGTTTACCAACACTTGCTTTTCTAGCTGCTAGGTATTCTTCCATTGTCTCACCTTCTTCTTGTGGTCTAAAGTCACCACTAAAATAACTATACAAAGCTGAAGCTCCAGATGTAATACCACCCACAACTAATTGATCTAATACAGATTTTGGTAATTTTTCTATTAAAGGCACTTTACCAAGTGTTGCATCTGTTATTGATCTTATAATACCAGTTCCTTCTTTTGTTACAGGTGTTGTAGGTTTTGTTCCTGGTAATGCAACTTCATCCACAATATTACCACTTGTTGTTTTTTTAGATCCAAACATTTTACCTAAACCTGTTTCTTTTCCAAACGGTGTTGTAAATCTATCTCCTGGTGTTCCTAAAAAATTTTTTTGAAAACCAGCCCCACCTGCAAATCTTGCTGCTTGTCCAAATCCATAAGTCGCTGCTCCTTGTTTAAGAGCATCACTAATACTGCCTCTTTGATCAAACCTACCCACACCTCTCATCAACGCTGCAGCTCCTGGATTAAACGGTGCAACAAAAGGTGCTGCCTTAACAGCTATATCTGCAAGTTCATTGGGTATAAGTTTTCTAATTGTTTTCTTTACCAGACTACCTAATCCGTATTTTTGTCTAACTGTCTTAACAGTCATCCCACCTCTATTACGTAATTGTCTTGGCATTTGTGCTCTTGTTATCATATCTTTTAATTAATTAAATGTTAAAGGCAGGGTTTTCACCTGAGTTTATCAACTTACTAGTTTTTTCCTAGTAAATCAAGACTATGTTGTTACCTCTCTAGGCTTAGATTGTAGCGCAGAAAGGACCACGTGTAGTCTATTAGCCGTAGCCGCAGTCACTTTTAGTATCTCACTTTCCTCTAATACTAAAGGATTTGTTAATAATTCTGTTGTTCCGTTAGCGGATATGGATTTAGTCTTAAATAAACTAAATACATTATCGCTTGCATCTGTGATTGTTATCGTAATGGTATCAGCATTACCAGAGTCCTCAGACACTAATATAGATTTAATAATAGCGGTTGTTGCTGTTGGCACGGTATATAGTGTCGTAGCTGAGGTAGTTGTTAAATCTACTTTTTTATTCACAAATGAATTAGCCAAAGAAAAAAGCCTCCGCTTCTGATTCGTCTTTTAAATCTTGTTGATATGTTGTATTTAACTTTTGCACAATACTATCTACATCTCTAACAAATGATTGTTGTATTTGTTGATCGTATCGTTCTGTAGGTTGTGTTAATGCTTGTACTATTCTAGCCACGTTTTTTAACTCCTTTAATTATACCCTTATTTTTAGAGGCATAAAAAACTTGCTCACCTCTTTTTTTACCATATTGTTTTTTCATAGACTTCATTATCTTTTTACCTTTTTTATTTAATGGCATTATCTTCTTCCGTCTGGTTGAAAGTCTATTCTAAAAGTTCCTAGTTTCCAGAATTGACTTGTACTTGTGTTTTCTACTTTTAAAGATATTTGTCTAGCTCTTGCACGTGTATCTATTTTTTGTGTACCACTAGCTACAGTAAACGGCCCTAATGTAGAACTCGCTTGTGTATCGTTTGGAAAGTCTCTTAAATTTAATGTTACTGTTGCATCGCCTGTTTGTGATAAAAAGTCTGGTATCACTCTTCTTATTTTCATCATAAACTCCCCATCACCAGCTAACCCTTGAGCACCTATATCAAAATCTCCAGATTGTATGTTTGCAGCTATAGCTGATGTTTGACCACCTTTAACTTGATTTAATCCAGTTTCGTGTTCGTAGTATGTAGATACACCATCAGTATTACCGTGTACGTAATTAACATCGGTATCTGCTGTCTCAGCACTAGAATCATATTCTGTTGCGTGTGGTTTACCAAATATTGCAGAATCCTCCCACGCTGTTCTTGCTAGTGTGCCTGTAGTCCATACTGGTCTTTCTGGACTTGAGTCTAGATAATTATAAGAAACCATTCTATTAACAACACCAGAACCTGAGTTTGGATAGAACCACATTACTTCACCAAACAAGTTATTTAATCCTGCATTAATATGTTGCTTTGGTGTTGTGTTAATATCATCAAAGACGTGGTCTTCAACTAAACACGGTAGTGATTCTAGTTTACCTGTGTATCTAAAGAAACCATTTTCTGACATCCAGTAAGCTGTACCATCTACCTCAACGGCTGCGTTCTGACCAATCAATCCACAGTTGGTACCTACTTGTTGGAATGAAAATGTAAATGGTGGACCAACAAAACGCATAATAAATAATGCTGTGTCTGTCCAAATGTAAATGGCGTCACGACCTCTAATCGCTCCTACAAGTTTAGAACCATCCGCTAGTCTTTGTGTACCTGCTGTATTGGTAGCTGTTGGTGTGTAAGAATTAATATCTTCTTGAGAAGAGAATCTAATAAACATAGGGTCTTGTGTAGACTTTGTGCCTATTGTTGTTTCTGTTCCAAAAAAGATTAAGTGTCTATCTGGTGTAGATACTAAACTAAATGCAGATGCTGTTGGTGCGCCTGTTATAATCGTTGCTCGAGTATTATTGGCTCCAGTAGGATTAGAGTCCCACTCAAAACTTTCACCACCATTTATGGTTGCAATAAGTTTGTTACCTAAATTATCTAGTGACCATAATCCTGGTGCTGTTACAATATCTCCAGATGCTGCAGCGTTCCAAGCAAAAAAGTTTGATGCATCTGTTACTGTTGCACCAGATGAATGTGTAGCTGCTGTTGTTCCTAAAGCACCTCTTGTTAAACCAGATAATGTTCCGCTGTTGTCATTACCTGTGTATGTAATTAATTCGGTTCCAATCAATATTGTTCCTGAAGATGGGAATGATGATGAACTAGCCATTGTTAAACTTGTTACCGACGCGTTGATGCTTGATGATAATGTAGATGTGAACTGACCTGTTTGTTGTCCACCCCAAGATCCCAAACTCCAACCTGTTGACGCAACCTCTACTGCTGGTCCTACTGGATAGTAATGTTGAACTCGAATACCACCAGATGTTGAAGCACCAGATCCTGACTCGTTTGATTCCATCTCTATTGTTAGTGTTGTATCCGTTGGTATGGATGTCACCATAAATTTTTTATCTGTAAAATCTCCAGATACAAAACCAGAATTAGTTATGGATGTAAAAGTATCTAATAAAATAATATCAAATTTATTTATGCTGTGTGCAGATGCAAAAGTAAGTGTTACAGTCTTTGATCCGTTAGTTGTCGAAAAAGCACTTGATAAAGATGTTGTAGATTTAATAGGATGTATGTCGTAAAATATACCTCCAGAGTATGCGTATAAAATTCTGTTTGTCCCTAGGATAGCATACTTGATACCTGATGTATTAACAAAGTGATGAATAGCTGTTGCTCGACCTGTTATGGCAACC